GTCTTTCATTTGTTGAAAATGAATGGAATACATTTAAGTTCGCATCAGCCCCTGATGTATTGAAAATATCATTAAAAATAGTGGCTGACAAGGCATTTTTAAGGATGGATTACCAAAAGAAACCAACCATATATGAAATGGCTGTAGAAGATATAAATACCTTTGATTTTAGCAAATTCTGGGAATTGGAGCGAAGATTTAAGAAAGTCCAAGATAAGATAGACGATATAGAAAAAGACTTTGGGTAGCGAATAGCTACCCTTTTTCATAAATATGTAAAGAGGAATTTACATGTTTATATACGAAGCTAAAAAATTTTTACAAGATAGTGGTTATCAAGTCATTATGGAGAATAATGACGATGAAGATGAATTTATTGGCAAGTTAAGACAAAAGATATTGGACTTTGCTAAGAAAGTATCATTTAAGGTTGATAAAGAATGGCTGGAAACGGTTTTATTTGAAGCCTATGATAAGGGTTGGGATATGGAAACAGCCTTTAAGCAAGTCTGGAAAGCGGTTTATACCGACCCTAATGAATCTATATTGACAAATGATGTAGAATTGGATTGTTTCAAGGAATTTCTTTTAGAATATCGTACAAAGGGTTCATTGAACAAGAAAACTTTGGCTAAGATGAAAAAAGACGATGAAGAAAGTAAGCCTTTAGAAACTAGACCCGAAACACCAAATGCTGAAGAACCTTTTGAACAAACAGAAGCATATGTTCAAAAGTGGTATAAAGTATTTAATGAAAAATATTTTAACAATGAATTGCGTATGCCACCTTTTAAGTGGCGAACAGTAAAATCTTATGTAGGTCAATGTTGTTGTAGTTTTAACATTTACACACAAAAGATTGTTTGTGATGTAATCAACTTGAATAAGAAAAAATTGTCTAATTTCAAAACATTTAGAAATACATTAGTTCACGAAATGGCTCACCAATGGCAACACGAATTTATGCCAGATGAGCATATAAAATATGCTAATAGTATTTGTGGTAGGGCAGCAACAAGAGCTTGGTGGAAATGTCTTGGTTTAACACAAGATAATGGTCATGGAGCTAGATGGCTTAGAAAGGTTAATGAATTAAATGAAAAATTCCCTGAACTACACATTACTAGATTTAATAATAGTGAAACCATTAACAATATGGATGATGAAGGTAATATCAACAAAGATTATGTTGATTTAATTGCAAATTCACACTTAATAACAATTGAATCAGCATTTAATAGTAGGAAAAATGTAACATTCATTAATGATGAAACTTACCAGAAATTAATAAAAGATTTGGAAGATGGTAAATATTTTGCTTTAATATTGAGAGAATATGAATTTGACCCTGAAAAATTAAAAAATTACGGTTTAAAGCCACAAGATAGTATTTACTATGGCTATAAATGGAAATTTTTTAATGATTTGTGTAAAAATGGTGCTGTAGATAAATATAGCTATAAGAGATTGAAAAAATCATAAATAATATATAAAATTTAACCTATATGGAGATAATAATATGCTAATTAGTGAAGCAAAGAATTTGTTAAGAATGTCTGGCTATCGTCTTATCAAGGAAACAGTAGATGTTTTTGAAGATGTAGCTGAAGTTTTGGAATCATACGGTTATGAAAAGGATGAAGTCAATGATATGCTTGACACATTCGCTACCGATGTAGAAGATGGTTACGAAAAGGGAATGACCGCTTCCGAAATTGCAGATATGGTCAGTGGATTACAAAAGAATGTTGATGAATCCTACATATATGAAGGTAAGTCAAGAGGTAAGTCTGACAAGTTTGCCCATAGTGAAAAAGCTGCTTATAAGAAAAAGAAAAAGTCTTATGAAGAATGTGATGATTGTGACGATGATGATTTAGATGAAGCTTATTTAAGTGAAGGTAAGTCTAAGCCAAAGAGTGATAAGTTTTCCCACAAGGAAAAGGTAGCTGGTCGCAAGCCAAAGGGTTGTTGTGGTAAGAAGGGTTGTAAAGATTGTGATGAAGATGATGATTTGGATGAATCCATTGAAGATGTTCCTGGCCTTACCCGTGAACCTCGTAGTCAAGTTGGTGCAGATGATTGGTCAGATTTCAAGGATGATTTCCGTGCAAAGACACTTCTTTTGAAGAAAGCTCTTACACCAAAGTTCGTATCAGAATTAATCAAGAGAACAAATTTTGAAATTGATGAAAAGGATATTAAGTCCTATGCCTTTGATGTAATTGAAAATGCTAACTTGGATGCTCAGAATCCAGTAGATGCTCTTCAAAGAAAGCTTCGCAGACACTTTACAGGTATTTAATTATGTTGTTCAAAGAAGCAAAAGAAATACTTAATAGAAAAGGCTATAAGTTGGTTGAGTCCGAATTTCGTGACCCATCCACTTATGCTTCCTTTTATTATCCACCTGAAGGACCAGATACAGAAGATAATGAAGAAAGGGCTGAAAACGAAGCAAACAAGGAATTGAAATATATTGAAAACAAATTACAAAAATACTTTGATGAAAAATTCCCTGGTACTTATGCTACAGCACAAGATGCCGTATCAAATGAAGATGGTGATATGTATGAAGGCCGTGATGAATGGTCTTATACTGAAACTTTCAAATGTAAATTACTAATTCAAGTTCCTATAAAGTATTTGAACTTGACAAAAGAAGGTGCTGAAGATGATGATGCTTTGGATTCTGCCTTAACTAAGTTCTATGAAAGTATAAGTTCATTGAATGATTCCGAAATTGATTTTGATGATACCGATTATACAGAATTAGACACATCAAATGATAATTATTATGGTAACATTTGTGTGGAAGGTACATACAAATTCTCCGAAGGTGATTCAAGATATTAATTACATATAACATAAAATTATTAAAAGACCACCGAAAGTGGTCTTTTTCTATAAATATAGTATTATGAAAATTGATTTATCATTATTTAACGATGAAGTACAAATTGGTGTAGATTTATGCCGTGAAATTGAAACATTCGGTTATGAAGCCTACATTGTTGGTGGTTGTGTTCGTGATATTGTAAGGTGGTATAAGGGCGGTCAAAAGGGCGACCCTAACATTCACGATGTAGATATTGCTACAAATATGCCAATTGATGAATTGTACGATAATTTCAAGTGTACATCAAACAATGGTGAAGCACACGGTACGATTCTCGTTAAATGGAAGAAAGAAGTATTTGAAGTAACCCAATTTAGAACAGACGGTGATTATAGTGATGGTAGACACCCTGATTCTGTCAAGTTTACAAAGTCATTTAAAGACGATGTAGCCCGTAGAGATTTCACTATCAATGCTATGGGTATTGATTGTAATGGAAACTTGATAGATTACTACAATGGTGAGGGTGATTTGGATAACAATATACTAAGAACCGTTGGTGATTCAAACCAAAGATTCAGTGAAGATGCTTTAAGAATCATTAGGGCTATGAGATTTGCTGCAAGATTTGGAATGAAGATAGATGATGATACATTTGAAGGCATAAAGAACATCAAGGGAAACTTGGATAAGATAGCCAAAGAAAGAATTGGTGCTGAATTGACAAAGACTGCAGAATATGGTAAGAAACCATTTGCCGATGTTATAGGATTGTTGGTAAAGTCTGGTGCCAATGAAGTAATTGACCCAAATGTATTAGTAAATTGGAAGTCAGCAAAGGATTTAACTAGGAAATATGCTAGAATGGATAATACCGACAATAATTACAAGGTATTATTTGCTTTAATGTTCTACGATTGTGATAATTTACCTGAATGTATCAAGTTGTTTAGATTAGAAAATGATTTATTAAAATCATTACAATTCATTTATTCTAATCTTAATTTCTCGAATAATTTGTATGGTGATTTGAACAAAACTTTGACAATTTTTACAAACAAAGACTTTGAAATATTGAATGAAGTCAGTTTGGTTATAAATGGTGATTCTATTTCTAACAAAGAAAGACAAGTTTTATCAGATATGGCTAAGAATGTATTACCTGACAATAAGAAGTTAAGTAATGCCCTTATTGGATATGGTGTACAAGGTCAGCAATTTGGTAAAATATTGGGTGAACTTAGAAATTGGTATTATGGTTCATACTTGTATAAGCACACAAAGCCAAGTCAGGAGGAAATAGAAGAGTATATTGATAAATTAGTGAGGTGATAATGTTTTTTAAGAACGAAAAATTAAGGGGTGCGGGCGAACAAGTAGCTATGACACCCGAAGAAAAGATTGAATATAGAAAATGTAAGAATGATGTATTCTACTTTGCGAAGTATTTTACTATCATTGGTCCAGAAGGCGAAGAAAAGATGAAACTTAGACCTTATCAAGAGAAGATTATGCAAGTAATGTGTGCTAAAATTCCTGATAAGAACAATAGAATTATTATGATGGGTAGACAAACCCGGAAAAACAACTTTGGCTACCCTTTATATCCTATGGTATGGGTTGTTCAATAAGGCTAAGACTATTGCAGTCCTAGCTAACAAGGCTTCACAAGCCGCTGAAATTTTGTTAAGAATCAAGAACGCATACACCGAATTGCCAATGTGGTTACAACAAGGGTTGGTAAAGTGGAACAATGGTGAAATATCAATGGAAAACAAGACCAAGATATTCTGTGGTGCTAGTTCAAGTTCATCAGTTCGTGGTAAATCCATTGACTTATTGCTTGTGGACGAATTTGCGTTCATTGATGATAACCTAGCTACCAACTTTATGCAGTCAGTGTTCCCAACCCAAGCTGCTAAAAAGGATGCTATGATGATTTTGATTTCAACCCCAAAGGGTATGAATCACTTTTATGCTATTTGGCAAAAGGCTAGAGCTGGTAAGAACTCATTTATACCTTGTAAGATACAATGGTATGAAGTTGAAGGCCGTGACCAAGCCTGGTGGGATAAGCAAGTAAAGGATAATGGTGAACAATTTTGTCAACAAGAATATGCTTGTTTGTGTGGAGATGAAAAAGTAACTGTTCAAGATGATTATGGAAAAATTCGTACAATTACTTTGGAAGAACTCTACAATTATGAACACGAATTTAGCAATCTATAAATATATTAGGTAAAAACAATGGCAGATACAGATAATAACATACAAAATAATCCACCGATTGACCCTAATAAGCCAAATAAGGTTTATCCTTGGAAAGCACACGATTATATGGTTCCTGACCATCGTGCTAAACATATTCCACAAGATAATTATTGTGGAATCCAAGACCGTTTTATGATGGAACACCAAATCCAAAACTTGACACAATTAAAAACTTATATTAAAGGGCAACTTGGTTCTCCAGTTATCTGTGTTGAAATTTCCGATATGCAACTTGAAGATATTATTCGTGATACCGTTCAATATATTTGGAGATATTACTATAAAGAAGGTTCATATCGTGATTATTTGTGTTTGGAATTGATTCCAGGCAAGACACACTATAAAATTTGTCAAGAATTGGAATCAGTAGTTGATTTCCAAACCGCAAGTTGGTTGGGTAACATCAATGAATTGTTCACCGTTCCACACAATGTATTGTACGATTCAATGATGAGCTTGAATAACTTTTCCTACAATGGTATTTGCTATGGTGATTCAAGCTATGGTGATGTTATGGGTAACTTTAACGCTCAACTTGTTTGGCTTGAACAAGTTAAGTTTGATTTGGGTGAAGCCTATCAAGTAAGTTACAACCAAAAGGAAAAAGAATTGGCAGTCTGGCCATCACCTAGAAGAAAAGTACACGGATTAATGGAAGTTGTCAAAAGACAAAAATCATTCCACATCTTTAATGACTATTGGTTTAAGGAATTGGTAGTTTGTAAGGCTGGTATGGTATGGTCTTCGGCATTAAAAAAATATTCATTAACTATTTCCGGGGGAGGAACTATCAACGCTGATGCATTATATGCTCAATATTATGAAAGATACCAAGCTGCAATAGAAAGAATAGACAAAGAATCACCAAATCGGACATTGTTTATTTATAGGGTAATTTGTAAGATACGCCTCTTACAAGAAGGAATGGTTACAGCCATTCCTTCACTTTTTATAAATAATGTGTTGACTGTAATCAACATAAAAAGAGGCGTATATGAAATTAAGGATTATTAAGGAAAAATCTTGTAAAATATGTTGTTCAAATGTTAAATATTTGAATAGGCATTTGAAATTACAACATTCTAATTTTGATGAAAAACAATATTATGATACTTTTTTAAAGAAACCTAATGAAGAATATTGTAAAACTTGTGGAAAAGAATTGAAATTTAAATCGTTGTATATTGGTTATGGTTCGTTTTGTAATAGTACATGTGAAATGAATAATAAAGAATTTCAAAATGAACTAAAAAATAATTATAAAGATAATACTGGTTTTGACCACAATTTTAAAAATCCAATATCAAAAAATAAAATAAAGAATACACAAATAAAAAGATATGGTGGTATAGGTTTTGCAAGTGAGGAAATAAAGAACAAGGCTCTTGAAAACTATAATAAGAAACATAACACAAATATAAAAGATTTTAGTGAATTATCACACACAAAAGAAAGTGACCAAAATAGGAAAAAATCAAGATTAGAACGACATAATGGAAAATATTTTGAACAAAGTGTACATGAAAAAATAGTAAAAGCTTCAATTACACCTGAAGCTTTAAAAACAAGAATAGAAAATCGTTGGAAAAATAATCCAAATTATTATTCAGATGAATATTTTAAAAGATTACAAGAAAAATCATTAAAAACATATTCATGGGCTAATATGAAATTATTCAAATCCAATAATAAAGGTAACTGTATTTGTCATTGTGATTTGTGTAATAATGATTATGAAATAAATTTGTTATCTTTAAGAACTAGAAAATCACATAATAAAGTATTATGTACAATTTGTAATCCATTATATTCTGAATCGGTAAGTAATTTTACTACATCAAAACAAGAAAAAGATTTGTTAAATGAAGTTAAGAAACTATATAATGGTACTATAATTGAAAATGATAGAAATGTTTTAGAAGCAAAAGAATTGGATATATATTTACCTGATTTAAAAATCGGCATAGAATATAATGGTGATTATTGGCATGCAAACCCATTATACTACAAAGAAAATGATGTAGTTTGTGAAGGTAAATTAGCAAAAGATATATGGAAAAATGATGAATACAAACAGAAACTTTGTGTAGAAAAAGGTATAAAGTTAATAACTGTATTTGAAACAGAATGGATTCAAACTAGGAATTTAGTATTAAACAAGATTAAAAATGTAATAAATAATATATGAACTTAATTGAAGCCGAACATATACTTAATCAAAATGGTTTCTTAATGGAATCATCCATAAAGGGTGATTTCGCTAAGAATGAAACTGGTGGTAACAAGTTTTATGATTTGCCAAACGATTATACAAGGGATGATGCCATAAGATATTTCTTGTCAGCCATTTATGGTGAAGAAATGATGAATGCTGACGATGAAAAAGTACAAGTTTACCTTGAAAATTACCTAAAAAAGCCTAGATTAAAGCAATTTGAAAGGACTTATGCCCAATTTGAGAAGTATAAGAATGGAACTCCTATTAAACTTTATCGTGGATTAATCTTAGATGAAGATGAAAAGCCAAATTTAAACGAAACTGGTGTATGTTGGAGTTTTAGCCAAGATAGGGCTAAAAGATGGGCTGAAGATATATTTGACGGTATGGTAAACAAACATATAGCTTATGGTAAAACAAAATTTTTGCTTTCCTGCACAACATCGTTAGAAAATACTAAATTACCTTTTAGCATTTGGCTTGCTGGCTATAATGATGGTAATGAATGGGAAGTAAGATTAGAAGATGAAACCAAGGTGAAGATTTTATCTTGTAAAGAAATATAAATACAAATGTTCATTTTAAGAGGTGAAGTGATATGAAGTATGAAAAGTTAATTAGAATGGTCGCAAAGAAGACTGTCTGGCCAGAAAACAAGGAACAAGAATTTGAGGCTTACGATACAAAGGAAGCCGATGAAGCATTTGAAGAAATTATGGCTTGGTACAAGGATGCTGAAACAAAAGCAAAAGCCCTTGACAATGAATTGTTTGAAACCAAGGCAGAATTGAATGCAGAAAGAATTACATCAACCAAGACTATTGATGATTTGAAAGCAAAGAACAAGGAATTGGAAGATAGTAACACATCTTACTACTACAAGACTGAAAATTTGACAAATGAAGTCAATAGACTTAAAACTGACTACGAAAATGCTAAGAATCAATTGTTGGTTGCCAATAGCAATTTCGCAAATTTGACAGATAAACTTAACAAGTCCTATGAATTTGGTCAAAAGCAGGACAATAAGATTGAAATGCTAACAAATTCATTGGAAGAAGCAGAAAACAAGTTGGCAGAAAAAGACACAGAACTTTATACAACAAACAAGGAACTTGAATTGTTGAAAGATAAATATAATACATTGACAAGAACACTTAATCAAATCAGTGAACTAGCAAATTTCTACAATCAATGGAAAAAGAGTAATAGCTAATGAAAAATATTTCTTACAGAACAAATTACCTTAAAGAAGAAAACCTAGACGGATTCAATGAATACGATTTAGGTAGTATGGAATTTGGAAACTTTGATTTTGGTTCCGTACAATATTATATGGTAAAGGATGTTGATGTAGGAAGACCCGATATTCTCTCACAAAGATTTTATGGAACTACAAACTTTTGGTGGTTTGTATGTTGGTGGAATAAAATAAGTGACCCTTGGAATGATTTAAGAACGGGTATGGTAATATCTTATCCTAGTTTAGAAAGAATTAGAGAAGCATTAAAATTATATAATAAAAATTAATATTTGAGGACAGGCTTTTTCATAATGTTCGGCTTGAATATTATTGGTAGTAATATTCTTACTCAAATATTATAAATAAATAGTCAAACTACCAATTTGATTATAATTTAGGAGAACATTATGAAATTAAAATATAAATGCAATATATGTGAAAAAGTTTGTGAAAATAATCAAGGTTTAACTACTCATATTAGAAATCATAACATAACAACAAAAGAATATTTTGATAAATTTTATAAAAATTCTGGTGAAGGAATTTGTAAAACTTGTGGTAAATCTACAGAATTTTTAGGATTAAATAAACGATATAGAAATTTTTGTTCAAATGAATGTAATTTAATATTTTCTTGTAAAGATAGACATAAAAAGTGTTTTGAAAAAATATTAAATTTGTGTGAATTGAATAATGTGATATTTAAAACTAAAGATAAAGATAATTATGTAATTCAATGCAAAAAATGTAATAAAGAATTTTCTATATCAAGAAAATGTTTTCTAAATAGAATAAATAAATCTGAAGAAATTTGTATATATTGTAATCCATATACATTACCTGATATTTCAAAAGGTAATTTTTATCAAATACAAAAATATGGAAAATTATATTGTCAAACTGAAGAATTTAAAGAAAAAAGAAATGAAACTGTTTTAATGAATATTAAAAATAACTATGAAAATGAAACATTTAAAATAATTTCAAAAGAAGAATGTGTATTAAGATGCTATTGTAATATTTGTAGTTCTAATTTTTTAATTAAACAGAAAGATTTGAAAAAACGAATAAAGTACAATGAAATTGTATGTACTATTTGTAATAAAAAATCAAATTTTGCTTATAAAGAGAAAGAGATAGTAAATTATATAAAAAGTATATATAAAGATACTGTTGTAGAAAATAGCAGAAAAATCATTGATACAAATAAAGAAATTGATATATATTTACCAAAATTAAAACTGGCCATAGAATTTGATGGTTTATTTTGGCATAATGTAGCAAATAAAGGAAAAAATTATCATCTTAATAAAAGTAATGAATGTTATAAAAAAGGAATAAATTTAATTCATATTTTTGAAGATGAATGGAAACTTAAACAAAATATTGTAAAATTATATATTAATAAGTTATTAAACCTAACAAAAAGTGTTAAATACACAAATAAATTTAATTTCAATGATGATAGCAAAATAATAAAACAATTTATGCAAGAAAATTCTTTATTTAATTATAATGGAAGTTCTTATTTAGGATTAATGAATGAACAAAATGATGTTATAGCAGCAATTACTTATGAAATAGAAAATGATTCGTTAATTATTAAAGATTATACAGAGAAATGTGATGTAGTAGTAGAAAATGGATTAAAATGTTTTGTAAAACAATTAAAAGAAAAATTTAATACAATTATTTTTTACGCTGATAGACGTTGGTATAATGATTTATCTAAGTTTGAATATGTAAAGTATGATATTGTTGAACCAATAAAAGAATACTTTTATTTTAATGAAAGAACGGTGTTTGAAAATATAAAAGATAAAATAATTACTGAAGAATATAATACAATATATAATTGCGGATATTATAAATTGTATTTTTAAAGTTTAATTATAAAAATAATATTTTAAAGACACATTTATTATTGTTAATTTTCTATTTTAAAAATTATGACATTAAAAGAATTAATTCAAAATACAACAGATACATTTAAATGGGATGTTATTGAAGAAAATGTATATGACGATAAAAAAGGAGAATTTATAAAAAATTATCCTGTTTATGGAGTATTTTATAAAGATTTTTATTGTGGTTATTGGTATAAAAGAAAATTTTATATGTTTGAATCATTAGATGGTACAGATGAAGATGTATGGCTTGATAGTGATGACCAAACAATATATACAAACATTAAACAAGTATTAAAAGCTATACCAGAATTAAAATTAACAATAAAAGAAGCTGAAATATATTTAAAGAAAATAGAAATAGAAAAGGATTTTAAAGAAGAATAACAATTATGGTAAAAGTAAAAATAACACAAAATAAAGCAAGAATCATAGATGATGCTGAATCAACTCCAGGACAATCAAGACAATTTGATTTGTTTGAATTTCAAGTTATGCCTATTTTCAAGGAAAAGAACCTTGATTTGTGGAGAACCAATTTCAATAAGTTGGATTCAGATTTCTATGTAGCTAGTACAAATGTAACAAATGACGAAACAATAATAATATTCAAAATGAATGGAGAAAATTAATGGCTGAACATAATTATGGTGCAGATAGTATTGAATTTCTAAAGGGTTTGGAAACGGTTAGAACTCGTCCAACAATGTATATTGGTGCGGTTAGTGGTAAGCCTTCCGATGGTTTGTATAGATTATTTCGTGAAGCCCTTGACAATGCTATTGACGAATATCTAGCAGGTTATAACAAGAATATTTGGGTATTCTACAATACAAAGACAAAGCAAACAACCGTTGTTGATAATGGTAGAGGTATTCCAGTAGGTTGGAATGAAAAAGCCCAAATGAACTCATTAACATTGGTGTTCACACAATTGCACGCTGGTGGTAAGTTCAACCACGAAGCCTATAAAACATCTTCAGGTTTGAATGGTATTGGTCAAAAGGCTATTGCTGCTCTTTCTAACCATTTACAAGTTTGGTCTAACAATAGTAGTGATAATTGGTTTTACACACAAACTTTTGAAAAGGGAAATATCAAGAGTGATGTAGCTCGTTGTAGATTGCCAGAAGAATATAAGAACCTTATCAAGAAAAAGGGAACTATTGTTCAATGGACTCCTGACGAAACAATCTTTACAGATTCTACCGACCTTGATTTACCTAGATTGAAGAAAGAATTAGGTGATATACAATACCTTTGTCCAGGTCTTCATATTCATTTGTTGATTGATGATAATGAAGAAATTGAATATTATTCTGAAAAGGGTTTGACAGAACTTGTTTCACAAAACGAAAATGATACCGTCTTTACATATCAAGATGATTTTACTGATGTTGCAGTAAATTTCACAAAGCAAGATGGTAATACATTTAAGTCATTCGTAAATGTTTGCTACACTAACCTTGGTGGTACACACTTGAATGGCTTGAAGAAAACAATTTGTAATGTTGTAAAGGATAATTCTAAAAAGAAGATTCTTAACGATGATATTTTGGAAGGTGTAATTGGTGCTATACACCACAAAATGTCCGACCCACAATATCAAGGACAAACTAAGAATGAATTGACCAATACACCAGTAGAAAAGGAAATTATTGAGAAACTTACTCAACCTTTGGAAAAGTTCTTTAGAAAGAACAAAGACCTTTTGAATCGCATTGTAGAATATGCAGAAAAGATGTATGAACAAAAGGAAAAGATGAAAGCTTCTAAGGATTTGTTAAAGGGTTTGAAAACACTTAATGCAGGTTCACGATACATTAGTGATAAATTCTTGGATGCTGATAGAAGAAAGTACAAGAATCCTAAAGATTTGGAAATGTTTATTGTGGAAGGTGATTCTGCAGGTGGTCACTTTAAAAATGCTAGAGAAGGCTTCCAAGGTGAATTAAAGCTAAAGGGTAAGATTATCAATGCCGCCAAGGCTTCGCCAGAAGAATTGTTTGGTAAGCCACAAAAGAAGGGTGAAACCAAATGTGACGGTAACCGAGAAATTAAGGACTTGGTAGCTTCACTTGGTTGTGGTATTCAAAGTGATTATGACGAAAGTAAACTTCGTTTTGGTAAGGTAATTCTCTTATGTTTTGATGGTGAAACTAAAGTCAAAATGTTAGATGGAACTGAAAAAACATTTGAAGAACTTGAACAATATGAAAAAGAACATCCAGATTCAGATTATTGGGTTTATTCTGTTGATGAAAATGGTTCTTTTGTACCTGGAAAAGCAAAACATCCTAGAATTACAGGATATACAAAGGAACTAATTAAATTAACTTTTGATAATGGTGAAACAATAAAATGTACACCTGAACATTTGTTTATGTTAAGAGATGGAACTTACAAAAAAGCAAAAGATATAACAGAAACTGATTCATTGATGCCAATTTATACAAAATTGGAAGAAAGCGATTTTTGTAAAAATCATGAAAAAATTTTTAATAATTTAACAGGTAAATGGGAATTTACACATCAAAAAGTTTCAAAATATTATAATGGTGAAACACCAAAAGGATATAATGTTCATCATAAAGATTTGAACGCTTTAAATAATACACCAGACAATTTATTAATACTTGGAAGAAATGAACATATGAAATTACATGCTAATACTGAAGAAAACACCAGCAAAATTATAGCATATAATAAATCAAATGTTCATAAAGAACGATTAAGTGCATTATGGAAAAATACAAATACTTATAAAAATGCTACTTTTAATGCTAATGGATATAATGGTTCAAAATTACAATCTGATAATTTAAAGAAAGCACATAAAAAAGGTAAATATAATGGAACTTCATCTTTTATTAAATACAATAATTCTAGCGAAATAAAAGAATTACATAAAAAACAAATGATAGATATGAATAAAAATGAAAAAATCAATAAAATTAGACTTAGAAATAAACTTATAAATGTTGGTATGATTCTTTCAGTTAATGAATTTAATTTGTCTAAAGAATTATTCAATGATAAAAATAAAATTCGTAATTTTATTGGTTTTTGTCCAGATATAAAAATTATTGAAGAAACATTTGAGTCATTTGAAAATTATAAATTTGAAGTAAATAATGCTTTAACTAAATGTGCACAAGATGCTTTAAATATATTAAAAGAAAAACGATATAACTGTAATTTTACACATGAAGATAGAAAAAAATCAAATGTTGTTACAAAGAAAAATTGTATGGCTAGAATTGGTAAAACTGTACTTGATAGAGGTCTTGAACTAAATGAAATAAATTATATGATTATAAGAAAAGAATTAGGAAGTATTCGTGTTCCTAAATATGAAAATTATATAAACTATTTTGAAAATGAAACAATATTTAAAGAATATTGTAAAAATTATAATCATAAAATTATAAAGAAAGAAATTATAACTTATGAAACTGAAATACCTGTATATGATTTAACTGTAGAAAAATATAATAATTTTGCCATTGAATTGAATGGCTCAGGTGTAATAGTTCATAACTGTGACGCTGATTCTGATGGTGGTCACATTTCTAATTTGTGTACAGCATTCTTTGTAAACTATATGCCTGACCTAATCAAGAATGGTCATTTGTATATAATTGATGCTCCTTTGTTCGTAGCCAATGGTTCAAAGACAAAAGCCTATGGTATGACACGAAAAGAAGTTGAAAACAAGATGAAAGCACAAAAATGTTCGGACTACACAATTACTCGTCTTAAAGGATGGGGTGAATGTACACCAGAACAATTAAGTGAAATTTGTCTTAACCCAAAGACAAGAAAGTTGATTCAAGTAAAGTGGACTGATGCTACCGAAAAAGCCTGTGAAGATACTATGGGTGAAGGTACCGCATTTAGAAAAGAATTGCTTGGTATTGACAAATAAGTTTCATTGAAAACTTTATTTTAGAATCTATGGTTGAAATACACCATAGATTTTTTATATTTTGGCTATGTTTGACTTAGAAATTAAGAAGTTTGAAAATTATTTAGACCACAAGATGAAAATTGATAAAGATGCGTTCTTGAATCTACATTACTTTGTCAACGAAGATAAGACTATACAAATGGAAATTCGTACTGGTCAAGGATATGAACTAGAAGATTGTTCATTGTTTTATGTGGTGTTTTACGAAGTGCAATATTCGGATAGTGATATACCCATAATCTTCAATTCTTGTCCACAATCTACTGTGTTTAAAAAAATTTACAAAGAAGGTAATGGTTTGAATGAAAATCAATTGATAATTGAAGGTGATGAAATTATATCAGATTTCCTTTCTTTTATTGACTTAAAGGATAAATCATTAAGATTAAAAAAATTAAAAGAATTTATCCGTAAACACGAATTGGAAGAAGATTTTTCGTAAATAAATGTTTACATTAAAACATTTGACAACGAAAGAATAATTTACTATATTGAACTTAGAATTTAAACAAAGAGGTAAATTATGAAATTTCGTCCAGCAACATCTTTGATTTCTCTTGAAGAAGCCATGAAGCAGGTTGAAGAATTTAATACAATGAATGAACTGAAGGCATTTATCAAGGAAAACTACCTTGGTATGTTTGATGTAAACACATTGAAGTGTGTAAGTAGGGGTGAAGATAAGCGAATCGGTTGGAAGGAAACCTACTTGATTACCGCAGACCTCAAGACGGAAAATGACTATTACCCCGATAGTGCAATTCTCTTTTCTGATGGGGATATTTTCAAGTTGCCCGAGGAATAATGACTTTAGAAGAATACAATAACATAGTAGATAGCTACGGCTTACATCGTGGGCTTAAATACAATACATCATCTGCTTTCTTTGAAAAATATACTTGGGGTGCTTTACCCGTAATAACTTTTCAAGAAGAAACTGGAAAGCTGAAGATTTATGTGTGCTTGTCCGACAATGGAAATATGAGTTATAATGAAAAACACATTATTGTAAGCGAAGTAAGCACGGCTTACTACTTTTTGAAACGATTGTTTAAACAACGAAAGAAAATCCTAGTGGAAAATAAGTTAAGGGAAATTAATAGTGATTTTGCCTAGTGATGTAATTCGGGAATTGTTGAAGTATACAGCATTCTTCCAAGAATCGTTTGTACAAATGGGTGGTAAGTATAGACGGAGTTGGAGATACAAGGATGATGAACCATCATTCTTAGCTGGCAAGGTAGTGTTCGTAATTGAACCACAATATGACAACACATTACCCGAATGTAGGTTATTTGACTACTCCCCTATCCTAACTACAAAGATTACAGATGAAAATTATTTGGACTTTGTAAATTCGTTGGACTTGTCATTTAAGGACATTAAGGATTTGAAGAAAACTGAAATGATACAAATTCTGGCAAACAATGCTTTGGCAGCAAATAAAGCCCCTAAGTTAGAATTGCTAGTGAACAAACGAAAAGAAATAGACACAATGTTTTAGATTAAATTAAAATAAAAATTGTAAACTCTGCTTAACAAAGCGGAGTTTTTTTATATTTGTAAAAACAAATATACATAGGTTATTATGAAGAAAAAGAATAGTACAGAATTAACAGATTTTTTTGAAGACGAAAACAAAACCCTTAACGCCGAAACAATGTTCCATAAGAATATGAAAGTCTATGGACTTGATGTTTTGGAAGATAGAGCCTTGGCTGATTATCGTGATGGTTTGAAACCCGCACAACGAAGATTGATGTGGACAGCCAAAGAATTGAAGGCAACTTGGGATAACAAGACCGTCAAGTCCGCAAGAATTACAGGTGATTGTATGGGTAAGTATCACCCTCACTCATCTTCTTATGGTTCATTGGGAACATTGGTAGATTGTGAATATCCTATGATTTATGGTCAAGGTAACTGGGGTTCATTGACCGATGGAGCCGCTGCAGAAAGATATACCGAAGCAAAGATTTCACAACTTGGAATGAAGATGTTGGAATGTATGGATGTTGCCGACTATGTTCCAAACTATACTGGTGAATTTAAAGAACCAATCGTATTGACTACAAGAGTTCCAAATTTCTTTATCAATGAATGTGCCGGTATTGCTGTTGGTTTGAGTTGTAACATTCCTGCACACAACTTAAAAGAAGTTGTTGATGCTATGAAAGTTGTTGTAAAGAAAGGTGAAGCAACCAAACTAAAAGACATTATGAAATTTCTTAAAGGACCAGATTACAAGTATGGTGGTAAGATAATTTCTACACAACAGGAAATTGAAAGCCTTTACAAGAATGGCGAAGGTGCTATCAAGTACGAATGTGATTACACCTTGACAAGAGAAAAGAAGAATATGCTTTTGACCGTTACTGGCTTTTGCCCAGGCTTTTCTCCAGAATCTTTCATTAACAAGATGATTTCCTTGATTGATGATAAAGTAGTAATTTATGTAAACGATTCTTCAACAAAGGATGAACCTTGTAAGTTGGAAGTTCTTTTGTCAAACGAAGATGATTTTGAAAAGAAGATTCACAAGCACTTGATTAAGTCGGTCAGCTATCGTTACTATGCCATTGAAAGGGAAAAGTCTAACGATGTTGAAAAGGATGTTGATACTAATGTAATTATGCCCAATATGGTTGAATTGATGAATATGTGGGTAAACTGGCGTAAAGATGTTGAAACCAAGATGTGTGAAGTTGAAAAGAAACTTACCGAAGAAAGAAAGCAAAAGTTGGATTGGAGATTGCTTGCTTCACAAAATCTTAAAGTGGTAGTCAAGGGCTTGGAAGATAAAGACCCAGTAAAGTATATTGCTGAAAATATGCCAGGCTTGAAGGGAAAAACTTTCGCTAACGAAGCCGCCAAGTATATTTGCGACCAGCGTGTAATTAGCTTACAAAAGGTTGACCAAGATAAGATTAAGAATGAAATACAAGACAATGTAAATCACATTAAGGAACTTGAACACGATATTGCTAACATTGATGATGTTGTGATTCGTGAATTGGATAAACTAAAACCATTCTATCGTGACCGCAAATTGAAGGTATAAATGAATGAATTAAACATAAAACCATTTGATTGTTTTTTACAAAAGGAATCAAAAATAGAAATTCATCCTAATTGTATAAGACATACAGATGATTTTAAAATGAAAGAAAAAGTGTTGCTGGTTGTTAATTGCGACAGCGACATTTTTCTTCATCCAATGATTAGAAGTCTTTACAAGAATGTAAATCAAGACGATTTTACACTTTGTATATTTGACAATTCTTATTCAGCGAAATTTAATGAAGATATTTATTTCAACTATGGCTTTAATAATATCTTGTTTTTAGACAATACAAGATGTTATACTGATGTTGTTCCTAGAAGATGGATTGTAGATGTTAATGAAGAATTATTAAATCAAAATCGTTTTGCAAGTGTTATTCATTGTAAAACAGTGGATTTTTGTTTAAAATACTTTAAACAAGAAGGTGTTAAAGATTTGATTTTAGCTGATTCTGATGTTCTTTTTAAACAAAACCCCTTTAATATAATTGATAGAAATTATGTTTGTGTAGGGGAAAACGAAGCAAAGAATCATAGATTAGCACCATATCTTTTATATTTCAATCTTGAAAAATTGGAATTAAATTATTTTGATGAAACCAGAATGCTTGGTATAACAAGTGATGATTTAACTTTGTATGATACTGGAGGAGCATTTACTGCAGATTTAATTGATAAAAAAATACCTTACAAGCAAATTAAATTAGAAGATTATATAGTACATTTTGGTGGTGGCAGTTATATATTTGATGCCGATGATATTAAAAATACACATAATATAATTTGTTCAAGACAAGAACAGCCACAAAAATCATTTGAATTGGTTTATAAATGGTTAAAGCTGAATAATTCACTTTATCTATAAATATAGTATGAGTAATTGGACACAAAACAAACAAAGTTCTACAGCTAATCCAATATATGACCCATCAAAGCACAATTTCCATAAGGGTGTTATAGATGGTGCCGCTAACGAAGGTTATCCTAAAAATTATTTCTTTGCCGATTCACTAAGAGGATTAGTGGTCGGCTTTGGTAATTTCTTCAATGACCTTTATGTAGTTCGTTATGATGAAAAGGGTGAACCTATAAAGAAGATTCAAGTACCCATCAAATACGGCCCCAGAATGAAGTCCCACGATTTCCGCGTAGAACAGGAAAGTGGCAAGAAATATTATATCCAATTACCAAACATAACCTATCGTGTAGATAGTGTAGATTTTGCTAGTGATAGATATGCAGGTGGTGGAGAGAATCGTGCTTTCTATTCAAACTACTTTGAAGCCAATGGAATTGACTACATAATGTTCAATAAGTTCTGGTCTGATGTTCAACCAGTTCCACAAAATGTAACTATCACTATGGAAGCAAAGACCGAACACATTTCGGATGCCAATCAAATAATGGAACAAATTAGAACAAGATTTGCCCCGGAGGCTTGGATTGACCTTAAAGAATTTTGGTTCATCAATAAAAGAAGAGCCATTAAGATGTTGTGCGAAGGTTCAAATATTGATATGACCCAGGATTTTGGTGAAGAGGACAAACGAGAAATTACCGTTTCTTTCACCTTTAAATTAGAAGCATTTTTCTACAAGCCAATTCAGGATGCCCACGTCATTGACCAAATTATAACCCATTGTGGTGTTCAAGATGGTTATGAAACCTATAATCAAACTATTATGGGTAATTATAGCAAGATTAACCCATTCACTGATAGATACGATTTGTCATACGAGTTTGGAACAAAAATAGGTAGAATTTCCGCCATTAAGGAAGGCTATCCAATTACCGAATTTGATAATGGTAATGCAGTTCAAAAATGGGATTACGAAGAACAATATGATATTACCAACTACCCAGCTGGAAGTAAACAAATTTTAACAATTTCTTCTATTGCAGACCCAAATAGTGCTATTTGGAATGGCATTGACAATATTTTAACACAGAGTGCCCAATTAGCCAATGTAGCTAGTTGGTATAGTGATAAGACCTTGGAACACAAATATTGGTCTGTAACCGCCAATACGGGGCTTGTAACCGATGATATAACCATAGACCCAACAAATCTTAACAATTATGATGAAACTGCCAAGACAATACCTACATCAGCCCAAGAAATAATTTGGGAGTTCACCTACGATAAGGGCTATATTGTAACTCCACCTAAAGTAGATAAGAATGGTATTCAAATACCTGGTGATGAAAACAAGGGAGTTTATGGTGGTTTAATAGTCAAAAAGTACAAGAATTTGTTCGGATTCGGCAATTTCAATGATGATATTGGTCATACACTAGGAACTAAGGAAACAAATATAGGTGGTGTATATAATCCTGCCGCACCTTATGTTACAAGTTCAAAAGTAACAAATAATGTGTAAAAATTATAAATATAGATAGAAAAGTAATTTGGAGTTTGAATATGGAAAATAAATTTATTTCAAAGATACTTCCAATCTTTATCAATTCGGGTTTTGGGGTTGAGAAATTTGATGATACAACTTATGACATCATAGACCGCTCCATCATTGGTAAGGCTAAGATTGGTTCTATCAAGGTTTTAGATAGTGGTGATTTGTCAGTCAAGATTGGTGGCGAAGCTAAGAAACATTCTAAGTTTACCACCCTTATGAAGAATACATCTTTCAAGGCTAAACCAATTAACAATGCTGCCACCGTTGGTAAGATTGTTAAGAATATGCTTTCTGAATACAAAAAGGCTAAAAAGGTAATTTATCAAGAATCCTACAATGAACTTTCTAAGGTAGGTTGTGATATTACTAGGGCTATGCTTGAAAGGGCAGTAGATGATTACATCTATCGTTTGGAATTGAACGAAAATGAAATCAATAGAGCCGACCTCTTAACTTTTGTTTCTGACAAGCTAATGCTTACCGAAGATGAATGTGAAGCCAAGTTTGGTGATATTTTGGATGTTTGCCTTAACTACGATGAAGCCTTGTATAACAACCTTATGAATGAAACATTCAAGGAATCCGAATTAAAGTCTGACTTCCGCAAGTTCTTGAAAGAAAGCACCAAGAAAGAAGATTTAGCCCGTGAAATTAAGGAAGACAGGGTTTTAAGAAGACTCCGCGAAACCGAAGCCTATAAGAACTTAGATGAAGAAGGCAAATATAGAAAGTTACAAAAATATGTTCTAGGGACACACGGTGGTAAATTCTCTAATACTGACGATGTTATAGAAATATGCCAACAAATTGCTTCCGAAGATGAGGATATTTTCTAATATAAATAAAGTAAAAATGGAGATTTTATATGGATTTTAAAGAATATTATCACAATCGTTTGAATGAAGATGGTACAATCAATGAACCATTGGATGCTGATGCCCCAGTTCAGGAAGCTCCACAAGCACAACCTGCCCAAACTACAGGTGGTGCTAGTATTCTAGCTCCTTATGTTGGTAACACAACCTTGAAGCTTGGTCTTAGAAAGTTGGGTGAAGATATTGGTATGGCTATCGTAGAATATGCTACAAAGCAAGCTGTTCAACCAACAGACTTCAAGTCCGAAGATGATTACATCAAGTACACTCAGGATATTCGTAAGGCTATCGCTGAAAAGTATAATGTTAGTTTAAGAGATTTGTTGTCTAATATGGGTCTTTACATAGATACACAAATTCACTCAAATTGCCCTAACAAATAATGATTGTTATTGATAAACAAGAAACTTTAGATTCATATTTACAGTTAAAGCCTGTGAAAAAATGGAAACGAACTAAAGTTTCTTGTTTTTGTAATACTTGTAAAAAGTACAAGGTTCAAATGTTACAATCTATTATATTACCATTTAAATGTAAAGATTGTAAACATTCTGAAACTATGTTAAAAGAAGAGACTCAAGAAAAATATAAGAAAACATACCAAGAAAAATATGGTTGTGATTATGGGTTTCAATCAAAAGAAATAAAAAGAAAAAGTGAACAAACTAAAATTAAATTATATGGTGATAAAAACTATACAAACAAAGAAAAAATGAAAGAAACTAATTTAAAATTATATGGTTCTGAGTGTGTTTTATCCAATAAAGAAATACAAGAAAAAATAAAAACAACCTGTAAATAAAGATATGGTGAAGAAAGTTATATAAAAACTACTGAAATGCGTGAAAAATCTATACAAACTATGAAAGATAAGTATAATGTAGAATATACTGCACAAAGTAAAGAACTACGAAATAAAATGGAACAAAGTTGTTTAGTTAATTATGGTGTTAAATATCCATACCAAAACTATGAAATATACAATAAAAGTCAATTTAAAAAGATTAAATATGATAATATAACCTTTGATTCAAAATGGGAATTATATTATTACAAATACTTAAAAGAATCACAAATAAACTTTATATACCATCCAAAAATGAATTTGTGGTATGAATTTAATGGCAAGAAACATAAATATTACCCAGATTTTTATTTAATAGATGAACAAAAAATAGTTGAAATTAAATCTGATTATTTATATAATGAAATGCTAAAAGAAAATACTAAAGAAAATGAAAAACTTAAATTGATGAAATCATTAAATGTTATAATATTACAAAGTAAAGAATTAAAAGAAATTGGAATTATATAAATACAAAGAGGAACAAATGAATAATCTTGATGAAGGTTTTTTCAAAGACAAATACGAATCCTATAAGGACAAAGTATTATCTATTTTGTTTACAAAATTTCGTATAAAGTTACCAAAAGACTTACACGCCGCTGAAGACTGGATTCGTGATTATTTCGTTGATAAGTTTTCCGCTTTTGATTGTGCGGATTCAATGAGAACACATTTTAGAAAATATGGAGTTTCTGAAAATATGAAAATGGATATTAAAACCGCTAAACAAATACTTAAAGAAAATCACTATATTCTTGAAAGTGAAGAATCAATGTCTTCAAAAATTTGGGGATTGTGCGAAGATGGTTTCGTTTCCTGGAAAGATGTAGCTCAAGCAGCCCTTAAATATATGGATGAAGATTCTATCAAAGATATGAATAACATCTATGAATGGGTTAAGGATGATGAAGATGTAACTGAAGATGAAAATGAAGATTTTGATTAAAATAACAAAATAAACAATTTTTAATAAAGGTTCTCCTATTAAATGAGAACCTTTTATTGTGTGTAGAGCTTATAAATATAGTATGAAAATAGACACAATTTATTTGGATATGGACGGTGTAATCGTGGACTTTTTGTCCGGTTGCAAGTCTATAAATGCTTGGGATGGTGGTTATAAAGTAGACTGGCCTAAAATCCACGCTGCTGGACCCGAATTTTGGGCAGATTTACCTTGGACTAAAGAAGGTGAAAAGTTCTATTATTGGTTGGAAAAGTTTTGTGATGAACAAGGTATAGAATTGTGTATCTTGTCACAAGTCGGTTACCAAGATGGTGTAACTGGCAAATTGGAATGGTTAAGAAATAATTGTAGAGTTCCAAACAAGAACATTTACATCGTAGCTAAAGGTAAGGACAAGGCAAAGTTTGCAAATGACACAAGTCTATTGATAGATGATTTTGGTAAAAACATTGAAGCATTTATTATGGCTGGTGGTAAGGCAATCAAGTTTAAGTCAGCCGGTCAAACAAAAGATGATTTATTAGGTTTGTAAGAGGGTAACAATGGCTACAAAAAAAGAATATGTAAGTGCTCACTTGAATGAGAACTACCACGTCTTTAACAATGGAACTACGGGTAAGTTAAATGTTACCCCTTGGAATCGTAACACCGTTGCTGATGGTTATTGGCAAAATGTTAATACTATTAAGCCATTGGTAAATCGTGATATTTACTTGGCAGAATGCCTTGATGAAATTGCTAGTAAATACACCGTCTATACACCAGGTTCTGGTATTATAATTACACCAAACTCTGAAAGCGAAGATAACTACATTATTTCTGTTGACCAAACATATATTTCAAATTTACCTACATATAGTTTTGACGCAAAAACTTTTACCACGGCAACATCAACATCAAGTATAGATGTTGGTATAAAATTATCTACCGTAGATGAATACCAAACAATATCTGCAGATGAAAATGGTTTATTTGCAAACCTTGATTATATGTTGTATAATACATCATCTACATCAAGTATAAAAATTAGTAGTTATACTTATACATCTGGTTTAACTTATACTTATATGACAGGTAAATTACCTATTGAATATGTTGAATCCATACCAGATTCAGCTACATCAGGAATAATTTATATAACATCAAATCCAATATAAAATGAAAATTAATGCTTATTATCATTTGTTTGAAACGGCTCATTCTGGTTTAATAAATAAACCAGTAAATTTAGTTCCTGAATATTGGAATAGATTTACTGTCACTAATGGGGATTGGATGACTAATGCTACATTGTCTGCACTATGTTATCGTGATTTGTTTCTAGCTCAACAAATAGAAATCGTAGATAATGATAAGAAAAATCATTATACTGCAGGTGATTTTATTGATATTGATGATGATACTTACACAATTAACATTTTACCAACCCAGTATAATTATAATTTTAAAAATGGATTGGACTTAAATGAAGAGTATCGTTATTTATCAATTGCCTTACCTAGCACATTTGAAGCAGATGATAGACCACCCAAATATAAAACAAATAAAATTAATCTATCTTCCAATGGGTTATATTATAGTATTACAAAAGGAAATAATTACACATCTTCAGCTACAATAGAAACACATAATGTTCCATCAAATAGTGCCGGTATTGTAGGTGATGTTACATCATTTCCAGCAAGTGCTAATATTGTGTATATTAGTGCCGCTACTATGAATGTTTATGATGAATATTATGAATATCAATATGAACAACATCAAATAGATAAATGGAGTGCTGGTATAGTAGGATATAGAGATGATGGTAGAAATACATCTAGTTATAGTTCATTTATAAATTCCGCAACCAATTGCAGTTCTTATACATCAGCTAACATTTTTAATCCATTTGATACAAAACAATTCAATGCAGTTACGGGTAACACAAATCCATCATTGGAAGGTGGTTTAAATTATATTTGTGGAAATGTAAATATGGTTCCGTCCGGTGTTTTGTTTATCTACAATAATTCTAGTTATTACTATAAAGATATTAATGGGTCAGCACATACAAATGAATCAAATCAATTGTATGCTTATACAGCACATAATGTAAACAATGCAATTGTAAGTTCACGAATATATCTTTATAACGGAAAAACTCGTATATTGTAATTTTCAACCTAGAAAACTTAATGAAAAGGGTGCTTTTTAGCACCCTCTTATTATAAATATATTGTATTTAATTACAAAATGTGAGTGAGTGATTTTATTATTTTAGTTTATTCGTAAAGAGGATTTAAGTATGGCAAAATATAGCGTACCGGGCATATCATTTAAAGAAATTGATAATACTGTCCGTTCTAATTCTGTACCAGGTTTAGGTATTGGTGCTATCGTTTTGAAGTCAAACAAGGGTCCAGTAAACCAAAGAATTTTGACCTCATCATACGATTATTTCACACAAATTTATGGTGAACCAGAAAATCTTGATGATTTTGGTCACTTTGCTGCAGAAAACTATTTGGCAATTTCTAACCAATTGCTTTGCGTTAGAGCCACTATGGGTGATGAAGGTTATGCCCAAATTCAATACCCATATACAGATGCCGATTCTTTGGATAAATTCACATCTAAGGACACTGCAGAATTTCGTTACATCAACAATGAAGATGATTCACAATTAAAGTTGTTAGGACAACTTTCCGCCGTAACAACCGTTAGTGCTTTGACTGCCGTAAATGAAAATGGTGGTTATGAATGGCTACCTGACGATTTGGAATCTGATAACCCATTAAGTTCATTCGCCTTAAAGCAAAAGGCACAATTCGCAACCATTAACGATTTGATTACCGATGCTCCTCCTTCAGTTGCAGTTTACAAGGCTTACACTGACAAGGATGGAGAAATTGGTGATACACACAAGTTTGATATAGAAACCGCTAATGGTAAGTACATTGAATTTGCTTCCAAAGTAACATCTGAAGGTAAAGTTACCAAAACATTTAATGATTTGATTTTCACTGACGATGCTTGGTCAGCAGGTGAATTACCAAAGGATGCTTTCTCAATCAATAAGACACCTATAACAAACATTTATGTAGAACCTGACACAAGTGCTACTTTGACAGCCAAGGGTTACAAGACAATATTCACTGTTCCAGGTTCCGCTACATTGAATGGTTCTAACTATTCATTGACTGCCTACTTTGATGCAGAAAGTAATTTGTGGAATAATGTAATCAACAATAGTGGTAGGGAATCAGTTAAGTTCAACGAAATTTTCGTTCAAGATAGTTTCTATGCAGGCGGTTCACAAGATAAGGGTGCTTATTGTACCGAACCACCAAAAAATGCTGTCAAGATTCAATTCCGTGATTGGGACGATGTAACCAATAAGACACACTATGTTTTAAAAGAAGAATTTGAAAAATCTGTTGGTCAAACAGTTGGTATTCAATTCCGTGAATATGGATTCAATACAAAGCAAGAAGCCCTTGCTACAATCATTGATGAATCACCAGAACGTAGTGGTTGGGATGACAATAAAGATATTTACACAATTCGTATGGATAACTTAATGCTCCTACCAGAAATAACTGCTACAAAGAATGGTGAAACCGTTATAGTTGAAGAAAGTGGTAAAGAAATCATTACAAAATTGGCTGACGAATATGGTGTAGATATTGCAGAAATTGCTACTAAGGACTATACATTGTTGCGATATTACGATGTATGGAACGGTATGCCATTAAATGAAGAAGGCGATTTTGATGAAGAAACCTACAAAGAAAACCTTGTAGAAAAGATTATCTACACTGAAGATTGGAAGGAATTTAAGTCAGCAAATACTACCCCATACAATGAATACTTGTTCTGGACCATTGCCGAAAAGAATGGTACAAAGGCATTGACAGTTTCTACTTTCGTTCAAGATAATCCTTCTCAAGTAGTAATTCCTTGGCAGGATGGTGTTCAAGAAATCAATTCGGAAGGTGAAGTAGTTAAAGAACCAATGAGAAAGATGGTTGCCCTAGCCTCTTCTGAAGTTCTTAATTCTACCAATGACACCTATCGTGATGGTTATACTATGTCTATTGAATCTGACGATGAACCAGGTAATGGTGATATTGAACAATATGTATCTAACAAGAATAACCAATTGATAATTGCTTCTATTGGTCCAGGTGAGTATGGTAATGATGTTGGTGTTTCTATCATCACAGCCGAAGCCGCTGATATTCCAGCCTTGAATCACCAAAATGCTTTCAACTGGAAGTATCGTTTTGATGATGAAGAACAGGTTGATAACGATGTAGACGATTTGACCTGGAAGAAGGTTTATCGTGTAAATGTCTATGTCAAGACCAAGACACAAACCGCTGAAGCCGCTTGGGGAACAGGTATGGATGCTTTGTTGAAAGACCCAATAGAAACATTCTATGTTTCAAATGACCCACAAGCTAAGGATTCTGAAGGATATTCCTTGTTCGCACCTAATGTAATCAATGGTCATTCCGAATACATCTATGTTTCTCGTAATTCTGTAAATGAAGCTAAGACCGGTGCCGGTACTTATGCCCAACCATGCCAGACTTATGCTATCTATCAATTGACAGGTGGTACAAATTCTAAGAAGAATAACATTTCTGAAAAGACCGCTGCCTTGAAACTTTATAGAGATAGACAAAAGGCTGACTTTGATATTCTATTCAATGTTGAAGCTGTTGAAACATTCAATGGAAGACAAAGATATGGTGCTTTACAAAGAAAGATTGCTGAAATTGCAGCAGCAAGAAAGATTGATATTGGTGTAGTACAAGTTACATCTAAGGAATCTAAGTCCGTTAAGAAGATGGTTGGTGAAGCCAAGATGTTCTCTTTCAACAACGGTACTTATGTAGCCCCTTATGGTGGTTATGACAAGTATTACAATGGCACATTAGGCTCTTGGATTTACTTACCTAAGTCAGTAGCTGGTGCTTGTGCTATGGCATATTGCGATATGTTCTCATATCCTTGGATGGCTCCTGCAGGTGTTGCTAGAGGTAAGATTCAATATACAACTGGACAACTTTCTCGTTTGACCGACGATGAAATAGGACAACTTTATGACAACAATGTAAATACCTCTCGTCAGTGTGGTGGATTTGGTGAAGTTCTTTGGGGACAAAAGACAGCCTTGAAGAAAGAATCTGCCTTGAATAGAATCAATGTCCGTCGTTGCTTGAACTATATTGAAAAACAACTTGAAAATATGATGGTTCCTTATCTATTCCAGCAAAACACACCTAACACAAGAAGTGCCGCAAAGAACTCTATTGATGCCTTCTTGTCAAGAGTCCAAGCCGCTGAAGGTTTGATTGAATATAGCTTGTCAGTTACACAAGATAGTGAAGACCCACACATTATGAATGTCAATATTCGTTTGGTTCCAGCCGAAGCTATTGAATTTATTGATGTTAAGATTACTATTGATAGAAATACTGGTGTAACAGCTGAAGAAGTCTAATTCAATATAACATAAAATATTAAAGCCATATCGTGAAGATATGGCTTTTCTTATAAATATTATAAAGTTTTTATTGAGGTATTTGTATGCATTTATACGAAGATGAAAAAGAATCATTGTCCGCAATAGATTGGCTTGGTCACTTACATTATCAAATATGTAATGGTGGTATGGCACAGGCTTGCTACAATGGCTATGTTGATGATGTAATAGATGTTTATGGTTCATTTGACAAATGGGTTAAAGAATTGAATAATGAAATAGATGAATCAACTGAAGAAGGTCAAATGG